GCCAGCGCGATCCCTCGCAATCCCTTTTCGTCATTGTGCACAATGAGGGCTAATTATCTTTGTGCAATCTCACAACCGATTTTTGTCCCGAAAAATTTGACTTTTCGCCAAGAGGGGGGTATACTCTAAACATACTACAGGGACGGGCAAACAAACAACGATCTATAGGAAAGAAGAGGTGTGATATGTTAAACATCGAACGAATGAATATGGTCGGGAATGTATTTTCGGCTGTGACTTGCGGTTTAACAGACGAGGAAATCGTACGAGTAATAATAATTACATTTCCGAGGGCTATGCGGAGAGCTTTTGAAAAGCACGACGAGTTTGTTAGAAAGGAGAATGAGGGAAAAGAAAAGAAAGGTGTGGACGAGTTGGGCAAAGCCAATGCCGCTGTAAGCGAAATCGTTGATATGGCGAAAAAGATGATGAAAGAAGGAATGTCAAGAGACAAGGTAGAGTTTATCATTAGGGCTGCCTTGCACCATGTGGAATTGGGATTAGGTGAAGAGGATTAAGGAGAATAAAAACAGGGGCGGATAAACCGCCCCATTTTTTTTTATTCCGTTATGTCTCTCTGACAAAGCCACGTTCCTGCAAGGTAAGCGAAAGCATCGGACCCTGTTTTGATAATGTCGCTGAGAGCTATATTGCCCTCCCACTTGTACTGCTTCCAGCTTCCGCCGTTCTCAATCTCTGTCTGGAGCTGTGTTATGGATCCGTTTGCAAAATTTACATAAAACCTATTGTTTCCGTCAGTGCCTATCCGAACATAAGCGCCCTGACCTCTTACACTGACCCATTGAGCAACGGGCGTTGCGCTTCCCTGAGCGTCCGTATCAAAAAGAACAAGGTCGTTGGGATAACCTCCTTGCCACTGTCTTCCCCACGGGTTCCCTAACTGTCCGAGACCGTCGTTTATGGCGATATCGTAATCGCCTCCGTCTGAGGTTTGAAGAGAAAGCGTGATATTTGGTATATAGCTTGTATTTGTGATATATAAGGTCTTTGTGTCTGTTTCGTCATCCGTATTCACAAAAGTAAGCGCCTGAGTGTAGTCTTTTAACGGTACTCTTATTCCTATGCAAGTCCCTATAAGGAAGCCTTCAGTATAAGTAGAAGCTCCGATAACCGGCGATCCGATATTGTGTCTGTCAACCACAACCTCTTTTCCGCCGCTTGTCGCTCCGCCTACTACGGAAAGAACTTCTCCGTCCATCTGTAAACCGGATCCAATTTTAACTCCGCCTTTTACTGTCGCGCTTGCTGTGGGAAGCGTATAAGGCTCTCCGCCTCCGCCGGTTGTTGATAAAACTTCGCCGTTCATCTGTAAACCAGAGCCTATTTTAACTCCGCCTTTTACAGTAGGGGAAGCTGTCGGGAGAACATAAGAACCCCCTCCGCCGCCGTTCTCTTCGAGCGCCTTTACTCTTCTTTCGAGAGCTTTGTAAGCACGGAGAAGTGTGAGATTGTCATTAAAGACAGAAGCGTCATTTCCTAAAATAATCATAATATTTCTCCTTTATGAAGTCTGGATCGTCCACGAATTGTCCGTAACGGTACTCTCTGTGTTCGTTCCTGCTGTCAGATTGATCGTGATTGTGATTGTTCCGGAATTCTGAATGTCCTGAGCCTGCAACTTTGAGCCGATTTCAGAAGTTATCCGGACTTTATCGAGCTGAGATAAAAGAGCCATAATAGCCCTCCTTTCGTTTTAATTAAATAGTGAGGGGAGGGGACTTTATCCACCGCCCCCCACCATTAAGAGAGAAAAGGTGCTTAAACAAGTGAGGCTTGCTTATGCTATAGTGATTGTTGCGGTTGCGGTTTTCGTTCCGTCCGCTACGGAAGTAGCTGTTACGGTAAGGGAAGTTCCCTCTTCGTCGCTTGCGATCGTGAGTACGCCGCTGTCTCCGATTGTCGTTCCTGTGCTTGTAGCGCCAGTCACACTCCAAGTAACTGCTTTGTCCACAAAGTTTGTGCCGGAAACTGTAGCCACGAACTGAACCGCCTGCCCTGCGCTTGCTGTTACTGTGGAAGGAGTAACTGCTACGCTTGAAACGGTAGGAGCCTCGGGAAGGAATACCGCCGCGTTTGCGAAAGGCGAAACGCTGAGCGTCTTCCAAGCGTGATAGAAGTAATTCCAGTACATTCCCTTTGCGTTGTACTGCTCCGTGAAATTGATGAGGTTGTCATAAATCATGAACCAGTCTTCATCAACGAGTACGGCGGGAACGGCGTTGAGTGCGGTTTTTTCTGCATCTGTGAGAGGTGTGAAGTTTTCGCCAAAGAGAGCCTTGAGCCTTGCGTCGTCAATGTTTCCAAAGCTATCAACAAGGACTTTGTGACCGAGAAACTCTGCCTTGTCCATATTGAAAGCCGCCGCGAGGACATCAACATCCATAGTCGCGTCAAAGTCGGCATTGACGATAAGATACTGCTGTTCCTTTTTCGAGAAGTTGTGAACGCCTGCCACGTTGTAGTCAACGCTCATAAATTCCATCTTGTTTGATGTAGACTTGAAAGCCTTGACTGCGTTCTTTGCGTCGTTTGCGTAATCACCAGCAACAACGGGAGCGAGACCGCCTGCAAGGATCCTCTTTGCAAGAAGATACTTCATAGCGACAAACTCGTCGTACTCTGCCGCTGAGTACATACTGTCAACGACACGGGAAATGAGTTCGGTTACTCCGTCCCAAGACATAAAGGCTTTTCTGAGGTCTTTGTCCTGAATGGTAGCGGGATAAACTTCCTGATAGTTGATGATGTGGAACGCGCTCTTTACATCGGGGAGAACACGCTTGAAAACGGTGTTTTCTGCATCTTCTGCTGAATACTGCTCCGGAGAAGCAATGTTTACGAAAATCTCTTCGATCGTCTCACCGTATTCAAGGATACCTTTCTTGAACATCTTCCACGGGTTCTGGAACATCTTCGAGGTGAGGATAACCTTGCCGATCCTGTTGATGAGAGCCGACAGAAACTCATTCTGAAGCGCTGGATAGTCCATTATGATCGTACCGATTTCACGGATACTATCGGCGTCTGCGGTTGCAAGCGGGACTTTGTCCCTAAAGTCGATTGAAGCGCTATTACGAATAGCGTTGATAACATCTACACTTGCGTTAGTGAGAGTTATCATTTTAGAAGGTGTAGTAGACATTTTTTTACTCCTTTTCTTTGCTTAGTTACTGTTCAAGCAACGAGGGTCTGAGGACTTCTCTTCCCTCCGGTGCTATAATGGGTGCTTCTCTTGTGCCAATCTCTGAAGCGTGAGCGATGTATGACGGAATGACAGCCTCTTCGATAACGGGAGTGTCTTCGGGTTCTGTTTCAGCCTCAACTTCCTCCTGTACCTCTTCAATGATTTCGGCTTCCTGTGGTTCGGCGGTTTCGCCCTGTATCTCTTCCGCTGTTACGGTATCCTCTGCGGGAAGCGGTTCAATAACGGGGTCTTCTGTTTCCACTGTTTCGTCAACATCTTCAACGGTTTCGGGGGTGATTTCTGCCCCGTTTTCACCGTCATTATAAACAACATCGAGGGCTTCTTCGAGGGTGCCTGCCTCTTCTGCCGTCTCAACGGTGTTTTCTGTTTCTTCCATTACAATGTCTTCTGCTATAACATTTGAAACGTCCATTTTTGCTTCTCCTTTACTTTACTTCTCTTCCTGTTCCGGTTGTGTCTTTGAAAAGATCGTCAATAGTGATTTTTTCTGCCCGTCTCAATCCTTCAGCTTCTGCGTCGTCTGCCTCTTCGTCCGGATTGCCCTGCGCTCCAGAGTAAAAACGGTGTTTGTACTTCGCACGCCAGAGCGCGTCGTTTTCTTCGTACTTTTTCTTCCAGTCTGTGCCCTGTGCGTCTTCAATCCTTTTCTTGAGGTCTCCGTAAGTGTCCTGCATATCTTCAAGGAAAGAGATCGAGTCGTCGTCGCTTTTGTCTCCGATAATGCTGTTTACCTTGTCGAAAAATTCTTTTTCACTGAGTATCATACCTTTTCTCCTTTTCTGTGTTACTTTTTCTTATTGTATTTCTGTGTCGAAACTCCGATAAGTGAGCCGATAAAAATGCCGATAGCTCCGATTATCGCACATACGATCGTTGCGTCTGAGCCGATTGCCGCTGATATCGAGGATATAAGAACGACAAGCGAGGGAATGAAGATCGTTGCTACATATTTAAGAATATCATAGACTTTGTTCGGTAACATTTTAGCTCCCCCTTTTAAAAACAATGTTTTCAATGATTGCAAGGCGTTTGTCAAAATCGTTATACTTTTTGACTTCTGCTGTTAGTCCGTCAAGCTTGTTGTTTATCTCATTTATCTTTTCTTGTTGTAAAGCTTCATGAACGTTATTTGCCTTGACTGTGGTTAAGATCGTCGGAATTGCGGTACAAAGCCCCGTGAGAACTGCTATTAAAATGCTTGCTATCGTCGGATCCATACCGCCCCTCCTTTCGTTGTTTTTACTAAATTAAGTATAACATTTTTGTGCATTGTGTCAACATTATAATTCCGGATTAGATAACGGAGTGTTGTCTTCGTTGTATCTAACAGAAGTTCCCGGGACAAAGTCGTAATATCCGCCGATAACATCCGGATTAACCCACCATCTTATTCCGGCATCATACAGAGCTTTTATCGCCTTCATATCTTCGTCGGGGACATTGTGGTTATAGGCGTTCAATCCCGCCGTTTTGAGATATGTCCACCATTTACGAGTTTTTCTATAAGGCGGCATAATCCTGTTCTGTGAGTATCCGTAAGCATCAAAGAAATCGTCTGCTTGTCTTACAAAGCTTTCGGGAGCGTGGAATATTCCGATATGATAACCAAAGTCGCCCATTAGTTTGCTTGCGTTTCCCACGCTCTGCCCGTGGAATGAGGGAGGCGTGAGAGAAGCAACGTGCTTCTGCGCTGCGATTAACTGAGTCTGTAATGCAAGCATTTCATTATTTTGTGCCATTGACAGAGAACGGGAAGCCTGAGCGTTTTCAAAGCTTGCCTTTGCCGTGTCCTGAGACAGCATATTTTGAGCCATCATATTAACGCCGTTTTGTCTTGCAAGAGCATTTACTCCGAGCCAGTCGCCCGTCGTCATAGAGCTTCTAACCGCTCCTTTAATGTCTCCCCCTGCGATCGACCACATAGGAGACAATTGAGCGTCCCTTGTTTTCATCGCCATTTCATTAGCGATATTCTTGTTTGAGAGGTCGAGTCCTGCTATGCTTGCGTTAGTAGTAATCGCCGCCCCCTTGTCCTGTAACAAGATTTGCTGATTTGCATATCCTGTTTGCGTTTCAAGCATTGTCTGATTGATAGCTAAAATATTGCCGTTCCGAGCCATCCACGCCTTGAAACCGTCCGTTGTATAAGCACACTGAGGAAAGCCCGACAGTTCTACTCCGAACTGTCTTGCACCGCCCTTGTAGTTTATCGGCTGAAGCATACAGTCAGAGACACAACCTAAAGAGAACCGGAGATTGAACTGAGGTTGCACGACATTCTGAAAGTATTCGATTGAATAGGACGCAACAACGCCTTGACCGTTCGTGACATAGATACCTTTGAACGGGCTTGTAAGCAATTTCTTATTGCGAGGAACGTAGCCCGAACCGTTGTCTATATGGTTATTTATGGTAAAGGTATATGTATACGAATTCGTATTCATTCGGAGTAAAACATCCGGAAGCATAACGATAGCAACGACGGAATTTTCTGCGCCACAAGCTGAAACTTGCGAGAGGTAATTGTTTACCGCCTGAACGCCTGCAGCATCCGTCGCAAACTCATACATATTCAGACCGGAATACACACCGCCCATCATTTGTCCATCAACCGTGCTTTGTGCGTCTCCGTTATTATTGAGCGTTGTAAAGACGCAAATTTTCCAGTCGCCCGTCCAGAGCAAGTTAGAGTCCGCTACTTCCTCAAAGACCATTTCGCCCGTATCCAGACTTTCGGGAATGATATTGTCTCCTGCGAGGTCTCTGAGAGGGTGAGACATTCTCGCAACCATACTTTCAAGAAGCGTATAGTCCGTTCCTGCAAGGTATGTTTGATTGAGATCGAGACTGAAGAAAACGGCTGTCGTATCGTTGTTCACATATTCGTAATTCGTAACAAAGGCATAGAACCACTTATTTTCGAATGATGTATTTTTAAACATCATATAAGAAGTTCCGAAAACTCTTCCTATAGGGAGATTGACATATATCAATCCGCGAGTGTGTCGAACTACTGTATAATCCGTCAAAGTTACAAAAGCTTTAGAGGCAAAATACGCCTCTTGCGCTGCGGGAGTGCTGAAAAAAGCTGTATCTACGGGAGAAAGCCTCAGATTTTTTATGAGCTTTACCGTACTGTCCGGTGCTATATACATAAGATAACTCCTTTCAATCTTTATTTCAGTATAACATAACAACGGTATCATTCAAGAGAAAATAACGCTGTTCCAGTGGCGGTTTTTGTAGCCTGTAGGATCGCCGCCCCCTCCAGAGCCTCCAAAGTAATTGTACCAATAACGTGCCGCTTCTTGTGCCTGCGTAATCATTGAAGCTGTCCAAAGAGAGCGCTTCCAAGTTTCTATTGAATTGACACAATCTAATGCCGATTGTTCCGGCGTGTCTCCACCGGTAATGCACCACGGCATCTGAAAATAAGGAAAAGTGATCCCGCTTTCCTGTCCGTATGTCGTCATCAGATTTGTATATTCTGAGGCGTTGTTATCAGTAGCCCACGCTTCAGAATAAAGCCCGTCAAAAGGAGGCATATAGGGTGCTATAATATTTCCGAGGTCTTGTCTTGTAAAACAACCCCTTGAAAAGCTACGTCCCGTTGCGTTTCCGTTCCATATCTGTATTTTATAGACATTGTTAAAACCGCCATAGCCCCAGTCGTAAGAATAGACCTGAGGGCCCCTGCCACTTCCGAGGCTTGCATAATCGTTTGAGCCATATCGAGGCGTTCCTAAGCCCTGATTAAGCATCCGGTTTATGTCGTTGTTAAAAAGGGCGGCTGAAGGTGATCCGGAGTATTCCTGATAGTTTCCGTTTGTGTAGTCCGGATATCTTAAAGAAGCGCTCCATATAGAGCCTACTATATCCATAAAGAACTGTTCTATCAGATTGATCGCGTCTCCGTCAGTCTGTCCGTTTTCTGTTACCTGATAACTACTGTTTAATATTGCATATTCTCTGCCCTTTGAGTAGCCGTACAAAAAGCTTGTCGGCTCAACCAATCCGAGCAAGCCGTAATTATATTCCCGTCTCTTCTGATTTGTCGTGAGGTTTAATAAAGGATATCGCGTTATATACTGCCTTGCGCTTCCTGTTCCGTACCCGTATATCATCGGCAAAGGAAAAGGAACGCCTCTCACCTTTGTTGTGTTGTAGTTGTACCACGATAAAGGGCTTCTAATCCCCGTATATAAATAAGGGATTGAAGCTGAATAATTCGATATTCCTTGAAAAAAGGCGGCGTTCTGCGTCTTCTGATATCCTATACATCCATCGGCAAAAAATGGATTGTATCCGCTCTTCACTTCTATATAACCCAAAAGACCACAAAAAGCTGAAAGTAATCCGCCACTGTCAAAAAGCCCCTCATTTCCGGGGCTTCCTATTCCGGTCTGACATACTGCCTGCGAGGGCGGCGGCGTTCTTTTGAGCGTCTTATATATAAAGTCCTGTATCGTTGCGGGCGTTCCTGCGTGCAATCCTGCAACCATATAACCCTGTCTGCCTTGACTATCCTCTCTTTGCCACGATCCGAGGCAATAAAGCCCACAATCCGCATCAAACCACATATCGTGCAAGAGCGTAACATTATTTAAAGCCGCCTGAGAAGTCCGTGCAAACTTTTCGGACGATCCACCCGTCGAGATGGATCGCCCCTGATTTATCCAGTATGCTATATCATGATTTTCGGACGGCTGATAGCTGTCCCATTGTTTGAATGACATTTAATATATCCCCATAAAGCATCCCGACAAAGCTTCGATAACTTGCATATCAATATTCAGAAAAGTATTTCTGAAATCATTGAGAAGACTTGCGGGCGATCCTGTATAGCCACTTACGTGCTCAAAATAATCTGAGGCATTTTTCACGGCTGAAACCTCCGAGCCTTTGTTGTCCTCTTCAGACTTTGCGTTTCTTGCGTTTGTGTCCGCCTCTTCTGTTTTTCTTGCTGAAGAACTGTCTTCTTTCCTATCTGCGAAACTTGCATTGTCATAGGTCTGCGTTCCTGTGTCCTTCGCGTTTCTTGCTGTAGCGTTCGAGCCGTTGTCCTGATTTTCCGAGAGGCTTGCATTTGTTAAATAGCCTGAGCCGTCCTCTCCAAGAGCATTTCCTATAGCTCCTATAGAGCCCTGTGGAGTGTCAAGCATTCCCGCCTTTGAAGTGCTTTTACCGGTAGAAGCGCCTGCATTGCTCTCTTCCGTTTCGAGAGCGTCCGTCCTCTTGTTAGAACCGGTTTGCATATCTTTCGCGTTTTTCGCGTCCGAGCTATTCTCATTACCGCTTTTGAAGTTTGCGCTGTTTTCGTCCGTGCTTCCGCTTTTCTTAAAGTCGCTGAAGCGTGAAGTGTCTGAAGACCCCCCACCGTGAGTGGCTTTTTGCATATCCTGAGTGTAGAACGGATTGAATTTGATAAGTTCACTTTCGTAAAGCTGATTGAAAAAGGGCATCTCTTCGTAAAGCGTACGATTGAGGAAAAGGAGAAACGCGTCCTCTGTTTCCTGTCCGATTTCCCTCAGATAATAATGAAAAAGTATTTTCTTTTCCAGACCGACGCGATAGCTTTCGTCGAAAATCGGAAAGTTTGTGAAAATGTAAGGGATCGCCGCCTCTATCTTATCTTCAATAGGGATATTGTCTATTTCATCTTCAGTATATATATCACGGTCGATTAAAGCGTCGTCTATGAGGTCTTTTAAAAACTCTGTATATTGTGCGCTCATTCTGATACACTCCCTTCCTGCAATCCTATCTCTTCGGGCTTTTCTTCCTCTTTAGGATTTTCGCGGTCGATTATATCGCCCTCTTTGTATTCGTCTCTGTAGTCTATACGCACATTCAGACCAAACATTTTATTGATTTGTTCGCACGCTTGCTGTCTTGCCATAAGGCGAGAGTAACGGCTTGCAATCGTTCCGCCCTGCATTCTTGTAACTTCGTCCTTGACCATTCGTTCTGTCTTTGTGTCTGTGAGGTTAGGGACTCCGAGATATGTAAGAGCCTCATTCCATATCTGAGTTTTGAGCGTATAGAGTTTGTCTGAGATATACGGAGCGCCCGTCGATATTGTTCTAATCCCGTTAGGATCGAAACTCTTATCTGCGTATATAACGGGGCTATTTCCTTCATACTTCTTATAAACATTCTGAAGCGTGAGGCGCTGTTTTTCGTCGCATATAACAAGAACCGGCGTTTTCTGTGCGTTCACGTTTGTGTCGATTGTTCTGTCAATCGCCGCCAATCTCTTCGCAAAGTTGCGGATTGTCAAAATGCTGTTTGTATGTAGCATATTATTGAAAATAAGCACGCTGTTTTCTTGCGTGAGGCTGTTGTTGTATCCGTTTGAGGCGTATGCACGGCGATCTTCCGGAATATCGTACACATCCCATTGTCCACCAATCATACACCTTAAAGCGAGATCGCCTAAAACATCATCACGGAAGAAAACGGCATAACCGTCTCTGAAAAGAGATAGCTCCAAAAATCGAGCGTCCACCGTTTCCGGCAATCCTTCCCATTCAAAAAGCGAAATCGCTATTTCGGTCAGTCGGTCAAAATATGCTATCCATTCGGCATCATTGTCGATTTCCGCGCGCCAAAAAGGTTTTTGCGTCGGACTTGTAGTGGCTTTATGCTTTCTTCCCATAATATTCCTCCACTTTTTCTTTAGTAATTTCGCCAGTAATTCTGCCTATGTATTCGCCGTTTTTGTATAAAATGACGGTAGGTACATATAAAATCCCTAACATATAGAAAAGGTGACGCTCCTTTTCTATGTCACAATAAAAGGTCTTTATTTCGGGAGAGATTTTCTTCATCACTCCACGAGCCTTTATACACCTTCCACAATGGCTTCCAAAGAGGACGGCAACGGAGCCGCCCTCTTTTATGCTTTTTATATATGTCGCTGTCGTGATCTTTTCCATAGTTACCTCACCGCATAAAATCTTATGCCTTCACCGATCCAACCGATATCGCACAATGCTTCGTACTCTGTTACCTTTATGGTAAATACGTGATCTCCGCTGTTAGGATTGTATGCACGATATACGGGGATATTCGGGAACGTGTTTGCATCTGTCGTGTAAAAAGCGCCCCCTTCTAAAACATATCCAGCGGCTAAAAGCGCGTCGTATTCCTGTCCTATCGTTACATAACAATGCCGTCCGTCGCTTGCAACCATTCTTTCAACTTCAAGCCCGCTTTTAGGAGCTACAAACGCGATCCCTTCATAAACCCATCCGGCAAGAGCGAGGGCGTTTGCTTCGTCTCTTGACTTTGTGTAAAAATGCTCTTCTCCGACTGAGTTATAAAGACGATAAACTGCTTCGCCGTCTGGATAATTCATTTCCGGAATAACTACATCTTCCTGAGCGGGCTTTCCCTCTGCTTCGTATTTCGGACGGGCATAGCCTTTTATGTAAGGGCTATCGACTCCAATTGTGCGCCTTTTAACGGCGTCGTCGTTGTTGCACTCAATGACCGTCAAAATCTGACCGTCAACGGATTCGACAAGCCCGACGTGATCTGCATGTCCGTCGCCCTGCCAGTCGTAGAAGATTATGTCGCCGCTTTGAGGTTCGCAAGAGCCTCTATCAAAGTATTCGCCTCTCTCTTCATAAAGTTCTATCATTTCCTGACAACCACATTCAAGCGGATACTCTTCGCCACCTCCAGCTTCAATAATAGCTGAGGAAAGACCCGTAGCACACCAAGCGTCCCTATATGTGACGCGATAACCGCGCGGGCGGTGTCCGTGAATATCGAAAAAGTTGTTGTATTTGTCGATGATGAAAGCGTGATCCGGCTCTCTAATTCCGAGCCAAGATATAAATATTGCGAGAAGTTTACTTTTTGTCATTGCTTTTCTCCTTTTTATATCCAGTGATTATTGTGAGCGATCCGTCCTTTTCGAACCTCTTGACCTTGTAAAAGACCTTGAAATTTTCAGAAGTTTCGACTTCAGTTTTCTTTTTTCGTGCCATAGCTAAAGCCTCCTTTCTCTTGTATAGTATCACCCTTTGTGCTATAATTCAAGTATAAAAAAAATTTTGCACAAATTTAAGGAGAAAAAATTATGTATTATGACGGAACAAAACTTCTTTCCACAAAAGACCTTGACGGAGAAACGCCGGAGATTTTTATGGTATGCGGAAACCGTGTCGGCGGTAAAACCGTGTATTTTTCAAAAAAGATTGTTGACGATTTTATAAAAGAGGGAAAACAGTTTGTTTTAGAGTACCGATTCAAAAAGGATCTCCAGCACGTTGAAAACGCGTTTTTCGACGATATACAGACAATCAATTTTGAGGACGGGACAAGCCTTTCGGGATACACAATGACAAGCGAAAATGTCGGAGACGGAGATATAAAGAAGCTATATCTTACAAAAGGCAAAGGAAAAGAGCAAGAATGTGGCTATGCAGTAGCGCTGAACAATGCGGATAATTTGAGGCGGTACAGGGCGCTTTTTAAAAAAGTTGAAGGGATTTTCTTTGATGAGTTTCAGAGCGAGACAAGGCATTATTGTCCGGATGAGATTATCAAGTTTATGAGCGTCCATACTACAATTTCGGGCGGGCGTTATGTGCCTGTTTATATGTGTTCAAACGCTGTCAGTATGATAAACCCATACTATACCGCTTTTCGTTTTTCGGCGCGTCTGCAAAAAGGGACAAAGTTTTTAAGAGGTCACGGCGTTGTTTTGGAGCAAGCATATATCGAAACCGCTGCACAAAAACTGAAGCAGTCGGGCTTTATGAAAGCTTTTGGCGATAATAAATACATCGACTATTCTACAGAAAACGTATATTTGGACGACAATTCAACTTTCATACAAAAAATGACGGGGAAAAATGACTATATCCTCACTCTTATAAGCGAGGGAAAAGAATATAGCATCCGAAAATACGACGATATTTTATATGTAGATGACAAAGTAGACAAGAGCTTTCCTCAGAAAATCGCCGTAAAAAGCACCGATCACGGAATAGACAGTATATTACTTCCAGAGGCTTATTTTGCTTACAGTATGTGCAAAAAATATTTCGGATTTGGTCAAGTACGCTTCAAAAATATCTTGTGTAAACAAGCATTTTTTGATATGATTTCAGTAAGATAAGTATGACGACTTCACGGGAGCGACTGATTGATTT